CTAAAGCCGCCGCGCACCCAGCGCGGCGGCCCTTGCCAGCATCGATGCGATCTGGGCTTCCGAGCGCAACAGGGCCTCCGGTCCGCCCGCCACGCTGACGTTCACCGTCACCGATGATCCGCCCACGGCGTCCACCGTCCCGGCGCCCGCCGGCCGGAACACCTCCGGCCCCCGCTCGCCGACCAGATACGCCCCGCCCGCGCTGACCGGTCCGCCATCGGCGCGACCGCCCGAGAACAGGCCGCCCACCGCGCCCGCGATCGCGGCGCTCAAGCCCTGCCCCGCCCCCGCATTGACGGCGCTCAGCACCGCGCGCGCCAGTTCCGACAGCGACACCTCGCCGTCCGCCGCCGCCCGCGCCAACGATGACGCCAGACTGTCGCCCGCCCGGTCAAAGGCGTCGCTGATCGTGTCCGCCGCCTCGGCCGCCTCGGCCTTCAGCTGATCCAGCGCCTGCGACGCGCGCTCCCGCTCTTCATCCGTCATCGGGCCATCGCTCCGCCATTCGTTCCAGATCTTCGCGCCTCAGCGCACCACCCGAAGGCCGCGCCGTCAGCCATCGCCACTCCCGCAGCGACAGCCGCCAGAACGCGCCGGGCGCCACGCCGAGCGTCACGGCCAGCCGCATCATCTTCGCCCAGGGCGTCACAGGAGCGCCGCCCGAAAAGCCTCGGCGACACCCCTCGCCGCCGCCCCCGGAGACGCCCGCGCCGCCAACGCGCCGTCCTCGCCGCCGCCCCGCAACAGCGCCGCCAACACCGCCGCCAGATCCCCCGCCGACGCCGCCCGCATCCGGGGCCCCAGCGCCTCCAGTCCATTCACCGCCAGCGCCCCCTCGATCTCCGCCAGAGCGCCGAGCGTCAGGCACAGACGACGAGGCGCGCCGTCGATCTCGATGGACACTTCACCGCGCGCTGTGTTCATCGCCTAAATCCTCCCCCNNNGNGGGAGGATCAAGAGCTCAGATCGCGCTGAACCCGACCGCCCCCGCACTGGCCAGGCTGATGGCGAACGTCGCCTCGCCCTCATGCTCGCCCGCACACTCCAGCGCCGAGACCAGGAACGGCCCCTCCAGCTGGCCGAAGTCCGGCACGATCAGCCGCCACGTCGCCGCCGCCTGCGAGAAGAACACCTCCCGCATCCGCGCATCCGACGCCGCTTCGCGGAACACGCCCTGCCCGGCCACGGCGGCGGACTTCACACCCGCCCCGGCCAGCAGCTCGCGCCACCGCCCGGCGCTGTCGCCGTCGGTCACGTCCACCGTCCGCGCGTTCAGACTGATGGTCCTTGCCCTCAGCCCCGCCACCGTCGTGAAGACCTGCGGAGAGCCGCCGTCCCCGATCTTCAGCAGCATGTCCTTGCCGGCCTGTGCGCCCATGGTTCTCTCCTCAGATTTCTTCCGTCACGACCCGCAGCGACAGCCGGCCATAGGTTCGCGCCCCTTCGCCGGGTCGCCGCATCTCCGCGCCGGTGCTCCGCAGGCTGACGATCCGCAGACCGGTGACCGTCGGCGCCGCCTCATGCAGCCGCGCCCGCGCCGCCGCGACCACCGCCCGCGCCTCTTCCGACCCCGCGAACCGCGACACGCAGATCAGCGTCAGCCGGTGCTCCACCGCGCCGCCGTCCGCCGCCACCGGCCGACTGCTTCCCTCGCCGATCAGCAGATGCGGCCAGGCCGCATCCTCCGGCGCCCGGTCCCAGACCCGTCCACCCACCAGCGCAGCCAGCGCCGCATCGGCCTTCAGCCAGGCGATCAGCCCCGCCTGTAGCAGGCTCTCATGGTCCATCATCGCGTCCGCTCCAGGCTCAACCGCGCCCGCCCCGGCGCCGGCTCCTCCACCGTCCGGATCACCCAGTCGCCGCCGCCGAAGCGCAGCACCCGGCCCTCCACCAGACGCGCATCGGCCCGCGTCTCCGCGTTCGCCGTCTCCACGATCCGCACCGGCGCGCCCGCATCCGCCACCGCCCGCCGCCGCCGGGCGCCCAGCGCGATCCACGCCTGGCCCAGCAGTTCGTAAGCAACCGCCTGCCCGCCCATGACGGTTGTCGCCTCGACCCGCTCGTACAGGCCCGCCAGCAGCCGCATCGCCCCGACCCTTCCGGCAGAGCCGCTCAAAGCCGCACCACGCGATACGCGCGATCCACGCCTCGACCGGCGCGACCGGCATCTCGCCCTCGCCGCGCTCATAGGCTCGCAGGCACAGCATCAGCACCGCCAGCCGCAGCGGCGCCGGCGAGGTGGATGTCAGGCTCAGGCCCACATCCCCTTCGACCCGGACTTTCGCCGCCTCGATCAGCATGCCGATCAGGCTGTCCTCGTCCTCATGCGCCACGCGCAAAAAGGCCTTGGCCTCGGCCAGGCTGACCGGTGCGCTCATTTGCAAATCTCCGTTCGTTGGGCTTAGTCGGGCGTCGCCCGGAGGGACCGCCCATGCTCGTCTTGCTGCTCGTCGCCGCGCTTCAGGGCGGTGCGCCCCAGACGCCGCCGCCCGGCGCCGGGGATCGCGGCGCGACGCCCTCCGAAGAGGCCGAGCGCCGCCATCCACGCGGTCGCCAGGAGGCCCCGGCGCCCGCACGCCCGGTCGACGATCGCTTCGCCGTCGACCCCAACGCCCCGCCGCGCCCCACCCGCCGCGTCACCGTCCCCAACCCGCACGACCCCGAGCCGGCGACCAGCAACCCGCACTGACCCTTTCCCTCCCCCGGCGGGGGAGGGTGGTCGCGCAGCGACCGGGTGGGGGCGGCTAGGCTGAGCATCCACAGCCCGCGTTTCGCAGGGCCGCCCCCACCCGACGCCTGCGACGTCTGCCCTCCCCCGGCGGGGGAGGGAGAGCCACCGCCCAACTCCCGGGCCGCGTCGGGTCGGGAGGTCCCGAAGGGCCGACGACCGCGGCCCACCGGAATTCCCGCGGCCCCACTAGCCCGGGCCGCGTCGGGTCGAGAAGGCGGAGCCTTCTGACCGCGGCCCCACTACGATGCCGCGAACTTCATCACCTTGATGGCGTCGAAGTTCTGCACACCGCCGCCCACCCGCTTGGTGGTGTAGAACAGCACATAGGGCTTGGCCGAATACGGATCCCTCAGCACCCGCACGCCCGCGCGATCCACGATCAGATACCCCCGCTGGAAGTCGCCGAACGCGATCGACAGGCTGTTGGCCGCCACGTCCGGCATGGTCTCGATCTCGGTCACCGGATAGCCCAGCAGCGACGCCGTCTCGCCCGCCCGCGCCGGCGGCGACCAGATGTAATTGCCGTCCGCATCCTTGAACTTGCGGATGGTGGACACCGTCTTGCGGTTCATCACGAACCGGCCGTTCGGCCGATACTGGGCCTTGGGCGCATAGATCAGGTCCAGCAGTTTGTCGGCCGGATTGGTCGAGGCGAACGCCCCCGCCGCGCCCGACGCGACATAGCCGATCTGACCCCACGTCGCGCCCGCATCCGCCACGGTCGTATAGGCCAGAAAGCCCTTGGGCTTGTTCACCCCGTCGCCGGTCACGAAGGCCGTGGTCTCCTGGGCGGCGAAGGCGTCCTCGACCTCGGCGGCCAGCCATTCGTCCAGATCCAGCATGGCGTCGTCCAGCAGGCTCTGCGTCGCCGCAGGCGAGGCGTAAAGATCCGCCGCCGGAAACTCGATCAGGCTCAGCGTCGCCGGATCCGTCTCTGGCCGCGCCGCCGTCTCGGCCACCCAGCCGGCGACCACGCCCGCCGTCGACACCGGCTTCTTGTAGACGCCGGCCGCCGTCGTCCGCACGGCCGAGATCTCGCGCATCGGCGACACCGCCATCAGGCGCCGCTCGATGGCCCGCTCGGTCTCGTACGGCACGACATAGCCGCCCGAGCTGGAGCCGGTGTTCAGCCCCGCCTTGGTCTCCAGACCCAGGCCGGCGCGCAGATAACCGTCAAACGCGGCCTTTTCCTCCCGATGAAATGGGGAGGGGGACCGCGAAGCGGTGGAGGGGCCCTCCACAGTCGGCCGACGCCCCTCGCTGATCACCCGATCCAGCCGCGCCTGGGCGCCGGCCACCGCCTGGTCGATCCGCGCCACCTTGGCCTCCAGCAGCGTATCAGCCGCCGCCTTCTTCTCGATCTCGCCCAGCCGCGCGTCATTGGCGCCTTTGAACGCCTCGAACGCCGTCATCATCTCGCGCACGGCCGCGCGCGCCTCGGCCGAAGCCGACGCCTGTTGCATCTCGCTCATTGTATCTCCGGTTGAAGAACCGCCGTTCGCGGTTAGGTTGGGGCGTGTCCAGGACAGCCCGAAACATCGTGGAGGCGATCCAGCATTCGCTGCTGGGGCCATTGCTGGTCGCCCCGTTGGGCTTGATCCTGTTGTTCTCCAGCGCTCTCGCGAGCGAGCCTTTCGGCAAGGACTGGGTCACACCAGCTACCGTGGGCGTCATCGCCGCTATCGTCGTCGTCACCACCTTCACAGGGTGGCTGCTCGGCGCCGTGGCGCGACCGGCTTACGGCGAGCGAACACTGCCAGACGGGGAACGACGCCCCCTGACCAATGGCTTCGACGTCTGGGAGCTGGTTCCAGAGGGCGGCTTACGGCCGCCTCGCTTCCTGCGCGTGCTGGTTACAGCCATCGGCGGTGCCCCTTCCGGTCGGCCGCCGTGGGCCGCCGGCGCCTTCGTCCTGCTCATCGGCCTGTCATCGACGACGCTGCTGTATGGTTCCGCCGGCCTTATGGCCGGCCTTCATCCCTGGCTCAGCCCCGTCGAGCATCGGCGCCTGCTTTTCCTCGTCCTGGTCGCTTTGTACTTCCTGATCGCGATCCGCCAATGGGCCACCGCCCAGCGCACTCGCCTGGCGCCTCGCGAAGACTGAATGTCCCACCTGACCCGTCTCGAATCCGCCGTCCTCGACGCCCTCGCCTGGGAGCTGGAGGACGTCGCCCCCGACCTTGCCGGTCAGGTAGAGGAAAGCCTGCCCGGCCTGCGTCGCAACACCGGCCAGGGCCTCTATACCGAGCTGATCGTCGCGCGCGGTCGGCCCCTGCCTGGCGGCGTCACCGGCCGCTTCGGCACGACCCACGCCATGGTCGGCGACCTGCCCGATCCGATCGGTTTCCAGATCGAACTGCGCGAGGGCCGCCTCTTGGCCCTGCATGGCCAGAGCTACGGCCAGGACACCCACACCCTCAACTTCGCCACCGTCCCCTTCGAGGATGTCTTCACGGTCGATGACAAGGGCGAGTCCATCCTGTTCGATCCCGTCGCCCGCATGCCCGAGAGCCCGCTGCGCGACCTTCAGCGCACCGATGAACCGCCGCCCCCTGCCTACCAGCCGCCGCCGCCCGCCCCACCCGCCGACCGCTGGGAACGCCTGCAACAGGGCGTGTTCGGCAATCCGCTCGGCGTCCAGCGCGACCCCTTGCCCGGCAAGGAGCCCCTGCTCCTCCCCGGCACGGAAATCCCGCCCATCTATCTGTTCGCCGGCGTGGGTGTCGTCGTCGTGGCCGCCTTCGCCCTGATGCTGGCACGGGTGTCGTTCTTCTTCCCGCTCGCTATCCTTATTTTGGCCGTCCGCCTCGCCGGCGCCAACGGGGGCAAGCCGCTCCGCCTGCTGCTGCGCGCTATCACCCGGCCAACCGCCTAGGCGGGCCTGACCCTCACGGGCCCACCCTGAACCGCGCCGCCGGCAGCATGGGGAAGGTCACCAGCGACACCTCCCACAGCTCCACCGCGCTCAGCACCCGCAGCCGCCCGTCGCGCCGCGCCTTCGCCGTCCGAAACCCGATCGACAGCCCGTCCAGGGCGCCCGCCCGCGCCAGCGACTGGGCATAGCCTGCCTCGGCCGACCAGTCCTCGATCCGTCCCCGGACGAACAGCCCGCGCTCGTCCTCGGCCAGCGTCTGCCAGACGCCCACCACCACCCGCGCCTCATGCCCGTGCAGCATCCGCACGCCTTCGGGACCGGTGCGCTGCAAGCTGGCCCTGAAGGCGCCCGGCGACACGACATCGCCGTTCAGGTCCGCCTGGCCCCAGAGCGAGGCGTAGCCGGAGACGAGGATGGCGCCGCCATTCTCCCTCCCCGTCCCGGGGAGGGCAGACGCCGCAGGCGTCGGGTGGGGGCGACCCCGCAACTCAGGCGCACGATCTCCCTGCCGCCCCCACCCCGACTCCGCTTCGCTCCGCCATCCCTCCCCGGGACGGGGAAGGAGAAAGGTCGCACCGACCCTCATTCCCCCATCCTCCGCTCGATCCGATCCACCGCCGCCCGCGTCGCCGTGCTCTGCTCCTCCAGCCGCGCCAGCCGTTCCGCCACCAGCCGTTGCTCACCCACCCGATCCTCCAGCGTTGCGATCCGCGCCGCCGCCCCACCGGCCCACATCAGGCCGGCCAGCGTCTGCACCATGATCGCCGCCAGGACAGCCGGCGGCACGCGCTTGAATTCGTCCATCATGCGTCCACTCCCGCCATCCGCCGCCGCTCCTCGTCATTCAGGAAGGTCGCCGCCCCCAGCCGCGCCCACAGCGCATCGCGCTCGCCCGACAGGGCCGGCACGCCGTCAAGGTCCGGCTCGATCGACACGCCCGGGAACGGCTGACCCAGCCACACCGTCAGCGACGCCGCCGCCTTGCGGACCAGAGGGACCACCGTCTGGCGCCAGAAGGCCGCATTGGCTTCGCGATAATTGGCGTAGGTCGCGTCGCCGGGGATCCCCAGCAGCTGCGGCGGAACGCCGAACGACAGGGCGATTTCCCGCGCCGCGGCGTGCTTGCCGGCGATGAAGTCCATGTCGGCGGGGCTCAGGCTCATCGGCTTCCAGTCCAGCCCGCCTTCCAGAAGCATGGGCCGCCCGGCGTTGCTCGACCCCTGGTGCATGTCGAACAGCTCCGCCTTCAGCGCCTCGAACTGGTCGGCCGTCAGCCGCTCGCCGTCCCGCGCCCCGTAAACCAGCGCCCCGCTGGGCCGCGCCGCATTGTCCAGCAGCGCCTTGTTCCAGGCCCCCGCCGCATTGTGCGCATCGATAGACGCCGCCGCCGCCTCCAGCGGTGAAAACCCGTAGTGGTCGTCCAGCGGATGAAACAGCTTCAGCTGCATCACCGGCATCCAGCCGTCCGTCCGCCGCGCGATCGTCGTTGATCGTCCGCCCACGGTATAGTCATAGGCCAGCGGCCATCCCTTGGGTCCCGGCGTCACCCGCACCCGGTCGGGCCGCAGGCTCCACAGCTCTTCAGGGGCGCCCTCGCCCGCCGCCTCCAGATAGGCGTTGCCCGCCGTCTGGAGATGCCCGAACAGCGCCTCCATCAGCTCCGGCCCCGATTGCTCCGGGTTGGGCCGGTCCAGCAGCCGGCGCACCGGATGCTCGGGCGCGAACGCCCCGTCCTGCCGCACCTTCAGCGGCGTCGACGCCGCCGCCTCGGCGATCATCCGCACGCAGCGATAAGCCACGGCGTTTCGCGCGAACCCCGCGTCCGCCAGCGCCGCATAGTCGCGCGGCGTCCACCTGGGCCGCCCGCCCGAACTGATCGCGATCAGCGGCCCCGCGCGGCTGGCCTTGGCCTCCGGCGTCCATTTGAACCAGCCCATCACATCTCCTCTCCCGGCGCATAGGGCGCCAGCACGGCGTCGGCCGCCGCTGCAGTCTCGAACCACAGGGCGATGGTCTGGGTCGGCGCGTCGGGGTCGTCCCCGGCCCACACGCGCACCAGCCGGCCGGGTCGGACGACATAGGTCGCCAGCCCCGGCGCGATCGCTATCGTCTCCGGCGTTAAATTGACCCGCCAACCCGCGGCCAGGCCTTCGGCCGCGCCGTCCGACCAGCCGATCACATCGATGTCCTTCATCGCGTCCACGCCTCCAGCCATGCCCCATCCGCCGCCCCTGGCCGCATGATCAGCTGCCGCACCGTGTCGTTCAGCGGTGCGCCGCCCGTCACCGAGGCGCCGATGGCCAGCCCCGTCAGCACCGGCAGCACGCCCAGCGCCGCCGACCCCACGCTCACGCCGTCCAGCACCGACAACCAGCTCGTCCCGGTGCGCGCGACGGCGCCCTTCACGGTCCGGCTGGCTGTCCGCGTCGTGGCCGACAGGGTCGTCGTGACATTGGCCAGCGACACCACGTGCTGCAGCGCGCCCGACGACTGGATCACCGCCCGGACCTTGTTCGCCGCCGTCCCGTCCGTCAGGTCAAAGATCACCCGGCCGGCGCCGGCGTCCCGCTCCAGCGCGATCTCGTACAGGACCGCGAAATCCTGCCCGGCGGGCACGCTGACCGCCGCCGTCGCCAGGTCGACGCCGCGCGTCGCCGCCGCCGAGCCCGTGACGATCGGCCGGCTGGGGAACGTCCCCAGCTCCAGCTGCGCCCGCTCCGGCCCGCCCGCGACCGTCAGCACCACCGTCCCTGATGTGGTGATCGTCAGTGTTCGGACGCCGCCCGTCGGCGTGGCCGCTGCCGCGCCCCATCCAGACCCCACGGCCGTCCCCGCGGCCGCCGCGACCTGACCCGCCGCGCCCCAAGCGCTCAGCGCATAGGTCCCCGCCGCCAGCGTCACGGTCTGTCCGGCCGGCGCCGCGCTATTCAGAAGCAGATTGGTCCGCGCCTCTTCGACCAGCAGACCCCGGTCCGTGATCCGCGCCGCATCGGCCGCGAAGATCGCCAGCGTCCCGTCCGCCCGGAACGCCGTCCCGGCCCCGGCGCGCGAGACGCTGGCGCCCCGTGCATCGCCCGCCTTGCGCCCGGAGAACCACCGCCCGCGCTCGAACCCCAGCACCCAGCCGTCCGGCGCGGCCCTCAGCCCCGCCTCCGCCAGGCCTACCCCCAGCTCCAGCATCAGTCGCTCAGCGCCACGATGAACGTGGCCGTCGTCCCGGTCGCCAGCACCCGGCGCACCTGGATCGGCGCATAGCCCGGCGCATGGGCCTTCAGCGTCACCGCCGAACCGCCGCTGGCCGGGATGACGGTCAGATCACCGCCCGAGCCGAGGTACAGCGCCTTGGCGTAGGTCGTCAGATCGACCGTGTCGCTGGGCGTCACCGGCTCGGCTCGCCGCGCCGGCGCGCCCGCCGACGGGGCCTGGTTCACATAGGCGTCCGCGCTCATCCACATCTCCTCGTGTTCAGATCCATCGCAGCCGGGGCCCTTGCCGGCCCTCCAGCAGCAGTTCGGTCACGGCCCAGACCAGGGCGTCCGCGCGGTCCGGACTGCGCCGCCCGCCCCCGCGCTCGCCCGATCGGGCCTCACCCAGCGCCAGCATCTCTTCTTCCAGCAGGGCGAAATCGCCGCAGTGGGTGACCCGCCCCTGTTCGTACAGGGCGGCCACCGGCTGGGCCCGGGCCGTCTTGCTGTATCGGGCGTGCACGCGGTGAACCGGGACCGGACACTCGGCCTGGGCCAGCATCGCCCGCACCATTTCGCCGCCCTGGTTGCCCTCGGCCACGATCTGCTGGACGCCGTACGTCAGCGCCGTCTCCACCGCCCGCCGCGCCCAGGCCAGGGGCGACAGCCCCCGCGCCGAGGCATCGGCCAGCACATAGGCCCGCTCGTCCCGCCGCCCGACGACCACCAGGCCGCAGGCGTCGCCCGTCTCCGTGACCGGCGGATCGACCGCCAGCACGATGCGGTCCAGCACCGCCGGCCGGGGCCCGCGCGCCCGCTTCAGGTCCTCGGCCCGGAACAGGGCGCCGTCGGTCTCCACGACCTGCCCGACCAGCTCCTGCGCCGCCAGCCGCGTTCCGCCGTACAGCGTCTCCAGATGCTCCAGAAAGCCGGGCGACAGATGCTCGGCGTTGGCCGAACTGCCTGCCCGGTCCACCACCACGTCCCGCTCGGCCATCAACGATCGCAGCGCCTTGATCGGCCGGGGCGTCGTCGTCAGCACCAGCCGCGGCCAGTCGCCGCGCCGCAGCCCCATCCGCAGATTCCCCAGCACCACGTCCGGCGTCTTCCACGCGCAGAACTCGTCGCCCCACGCGGCGTGAAACTGCGGCCCGCGCAGACTGTCGGCGTCCTCGGCCGAAAAGGCGTAGGCCACGCTGCCGTTCTTCCACGCCAGCCGCCGCCGCGTGGCCTCCCAGCGCGGCGGCGTCGTGCCGCTCAGCGCCGCGATCCCGCTCGCCCCCTCGATCATCACCTCGCGCACGTCGTGCAGCGTGGGTCCGACCAGGGCCAGGGTGGCGCCGTCCATCGAGGCCATGCGGTTGATGAACCACGCCCCCGCCAGCGTCTTGCCAGCCCCGCACCCGCCGAGCAGCAGCCAGGTCCGCCAGTCGGCGCCCCCCGGCAT